TTCAGCCATGTGAAGAATCCCTTCACAACTTTTTTGATTATTTTCATATTATCTCCTCATCCCAATCATTGCATTAGCAATCTGTGAAACTATGATTACTGGAACAATAACTTCTTGGGCCTTCTCTCTCTGATCGTCTGTCATATCCATACCTAATTCAGAGAAATTAGATAGGAGTTCTGCTACATCCACTTCAAATACTGCTCCAAGTGGGTCTTCAAGAAATGCTTCTGTCTGTACTTCTGTTACTGCATCTGCTAATGTAAATGGCATTGGGGCTTCTCCTGCATCCCCTGCTCTTTCTGCGAACTCAACAAATGCTGATGCAACTGCTGGATCTGACTTCATTGCCTCTGCTACCTTTGCAACTTCTGCTGATGAAATGCCAAGGTCTGATGCAAGTTCTTGCTTTGCTTCTTGAGTTAAAGCCTTGAGTGTCTGGCTTACTGCTGCTGTTTGCTCTGGAGAAAGTTTAACTAATTTGTTATCCTTGCTTGTAAGGTTTGCAATAACTCCAGATAAATCTTCTGATGTTCCGCTACCCTTTTCTGGAATAAGTGCTGCTAACTCTGCATCCTTAATAACTGGATCAATGTTTTCTGCTGGCTTAAAATCTGGTCTTGGAAGTGGCTTAGGCTCTGGAGAAGGCTCAACAGGAGGCTCTGGGGTAGGCTCTGGCTTTGGTTCAGGACTTGGGGCAGGAGTTGGCTTAGGCTCTTCTGGTTTTGTAGGCTCAGGCTTTGGCTCTTCTGGCTTAGGGCCTGGAGGTGTTGGCTTTGGATCTGGATTGCCAATAGAACCATCTGGGTCTCCTGTAGCAGTAGGATTAGTTGGCTTTGGTTCTGGCTTATCTGTTGGTGCTGGAGAAGGCTTTGGCTTTTCAGGTTCAACAGTAGGCTTTGGTGATGGTGGTGGTTCAGGTTTAGGTTGGTTTGCTGCTGCTGCAGCGGCTGCTTGAGCAATTGCTCTTTGAATTTCTCTTTGTGATTGCTCATCATAGTAACGCCATGCGTCATCAATTGCAGCATTAACATCATTCATCGCACTATTAAAAGCAGAAATAGAGTTGTTCTTCTCAGACAAAGCGTCTTCGGTATCATTAACGGCATTGTCATACTCAGAAGTCTTGTTAGTTAGTTCTTGGTTGTATGCATTTAGCGTTGCAACCTCTTGATTATAAACATTTAGTTTGTCATTATATTCTGCTAACTTATTATTATAGTTTGCTTGTGCCACAGTTCTTGCTGCAATAGCACTATTGTATGCATCTATCTGTGCCTGAGTTGGTGCTGATCCAGAAGAAAATGTATTTAGATTACAACTAAATCCTACTCCCCAACCACCAGTATAGTCACAACCTGCTCCAGTCCATCCTCCAGGAATTGCCCATCCAAGATGATAAGATCCTGGGCCTCCTCCGTTGTACCACCATATCTCTACATCTAAAGTCTTATCTTCACTTACATCATATACTGGAGACATTTGGCTCCATCTAACACCCTGTTCTACCCAGTTATTAACAGCAAGTTGTCCGTCTATATACATTCTAAAACCATCATCTGTATAACCTGCAAAGTATGTAGAGGTCCAGTGCGATGGTACTGTAATTTGTCCAGTAAATTTAACTATTATATTTTCGTATCTACCACATACTGGAAGGTACATTGCGTTTGAGTTCCACACACCACTACATACAACAGATCCAGGGACTGCGGTATTGCCATTTCTTAACAGGTTGTATACAGTGTATTGAAGTCCTTCTCCACCAGCACTTTCAACATCTGCTCGTGTAGTTTGAAGATTAATGTTGGCTATTACAAGAGCCTCTTGAGCATCGTTCTTGTCTTCAAGGGCGTTGTCTTTATTTTCAAGGGCAAGGGCTACTGTGACTGTCTGCCCATCTACATTTGACTGAGCAAGATTCATTTCTTCTAGGGCTATAGCCTCTGCCTCTACTGCATCATCGTAGACATCATAGGCTGAATCTCTGGCTTCCATCGCATTTTTGGCATAGGCAAACTTGTTTTCTGCTATGTCAATCATATTTATTAGACCTTCTTTATAGTCTAATTTATCTACTGCGCTATTAAGGTTTTGAATATCTTGGGCTGCCACCGTTAATGGGTCGTCAGAATTAGCCTCTGTAGGGGCTATAAAAAGCCATCCAAAGGCAAGAATTGATACTGTCAATATACGCAAGAGTTTATTCAAGTGGTGGACTCTCCTCTTGCCTATTATATCAAATTATTCAATTAGACATGAAGGCAAAAAGAAAGGGAGCCAGTTTCCTGACTCCCAAACTTTTAAGTGTTAGTTACTTAACGTACTTAACTTTAGCCTTTGGATTCTTAGCATTCCACTGCTTAGCAAGTGCATTGAAAGCATCCTTAACAGCCTTAAGTGCTGCAGCATTATCTGCAGTCAACTTAGCAATTGTTGCATCCTTAGCAGCAAGTGCTGCATCTGATACTACCTTTGCATCAGCAAGCGCCTTAGCAGAAGCAGCCTTCTCTGCTGCTAGAGCAGCATCTGAAGCAACCTTTGCAGCAGCAGCATCCGCTGCAGCCTTTACAACTGCTGCATCTGCAACAGCCTTAGCAGCAAGTGCTGCATCCTTTGCAGCCTTCTCAGCAGCAAGTTCTGATACTAGATCACGAACTGCGATTTCTGCAAATGGTGCAAGTGTACGAGCAGTTAGTCCTACTACATCTGCAGATGATGCATCTGTTGAAGTTGTTGGAGCAAACATAATTAGTGAACGTGTTCCAGTTGCTGGAAGAGTTGCGCTAAACTTTGCAACTCCAAAATCTGAAAGTGTTGCACCAGTTGTTACTGTTGCTGTGTCAACTGTTGCTGTTGCAGCAAATACTGTTGCAGTAATTGACTTACCAGAAACCTTGTTTCCAAATACGTCTGTTGCTGTAACCAAAATATCCTGCTTTGTGCCAGCAGCACCGTTTGCTGGTGCAGACACTGCTAGATTATTAATCTTGCCAGCAGTACCTTGTACATAGTATGTAAAGGTAGTACCTTGGTTAGTAATTGTTACTGTACCAATTGCTGTTGTCTTTGTGTAGACATAAAATGTTGCTGTTGTTCCTGTACCAGTTGCGACTGTCAAAGATGATGATCCTGATGTTGCTCCTACTGGTGCAGCGGTTGTGTGTAGTGCAGACACAATTGTTGCATTTGTTGCAACTGCTGTTACTGAAGTTCCAGCATCTACTGTTGCTACAAACTTAAGTGCATCAGCAGCATCAACTGTGTTGTCTGCAGGGACTGGCAATGATGCAGGTGTTGCGATTGCTGAGGCTGTTGTATTAGCCGTTCCAGCAAGATCTACAGCAACTGTCATTACAGCAGCGTTTGCAGGCGTTGCTACCATTGTGCCCAATGTCATGGCTGCAACCATGGCAAGAGCGAGTTTCTTAAATGAATTCATTCTTTCTCCTTGTTTGTTTTATCTGATCCCTTGACCAGAATTTTAAATTAAATTAAAACCATCCAGAAAGTCCTTAACGTCGTCAGGCATTTCCCGATTATCTAATTTTACCATACCCTGTTCTCTTTCTGCAAGTCGTGCTGAAGAGGACCAAGTATGGACATCTATCTCAGTATTATTACTCTTTGGGGTATGAGAAATAGCACCAAATACAGCGCCTGTCACGGCATCTGCTAAGTCCTTAGACTTTTTTCTTGGGTGATCTACACGATTACCCTTCATGATTTTCAGTTCTGACATTTCTTCTAATAGGATAGGTATTCTTGGAATAGCAACACGCTCTTCATAAATCATCATAGCCAGATCCTCATAGTGTTTCTTTGCTACAGATACAGTCTCAGTTCTAATTCCAACAGCCTGTAACTCATTCTGAATATCAAATGACTGCCAACGGTCAAACGAAACCATGCCAATATTAAAACCTTGTCTTCTTAAATTAATAATCCACTGCTTTACCTCAGACAGATTTACTGGACCCTCTGCTCTTGGCTCCCACCATGCCACAGCATCTACTATTACGATAGGGGCTACTTGTTCATAGTCTTTAATTACCTGGATATTTACCCACTTATCTACGTGAGCAATTGCTACCGCACACTTATCGTGCTTTTGTGCAAGGTCAGCATGAATATAGTAAGTCTTATCTGGGTCAGGAACAAAAGTTTCGTCAAACCTTCTAAATGAATCCAATGGGTTTCTAGTGCTCATGCACTTTTCAACCTTGTCAATTTGCTTAAAGAAAGCATCTGATGAGTATGTTGGCATGCAGGCAAAACGCATCATTGCATCTCCAAGGTCAGTAAAAAATGCTAACTTAAAGTCTTCTATCTTACGAGTAGGGTTTACTTCCCATGTAGGTCTTTTAAATGCAAATACCCTTGGAATCTTATACTGAAGAATTGTATCTTCATCCCATGAAATTTCAAACTGATTTCCTGGATCTGTGTGTGGCAAGTCTTCGTTCATAATAAATGTATGTCTGCGCTCAATGGTTTCTTTTTCAGCAATTACTGACTCGTACCTTTGAGAAATAAAGTCACCCTGATATCGTGGGAATGAAAGAAGAACAACCTTCCCAAGGTCAGGGAAACGAGAATCTACTGTTCCACGAAACGCTTTGTAGATGTTATCAGCAGTTTTTCCCTGTTCATTTCCAGTTCCAACCTCTGTTGCAAAACCAGAAATCTCATCAAGTACTGCCATCAAAAGGTTTAAACCCTCATGTGACTCTCTTTCTGAGTGTCCAGAGTAAACTGTAATTGATTTATCAAACTCAATTGAGTCTGCCTTTGCATTAAACTTTCCTGCAAACCATGGTGATCTTTCAATCTTAGTCTTAAAACCTTTAAAGAAAACGTTCTTAGCCTGTTGAGCGTTAACAGCAACGTTAATAATATCAATAGCATCTCCTGCAGGCTTGCCAAAATAAATTGCTGGATCTTTTAAGCATAAAAGTTTATACACTACATATGCACATGCTACTGTTGAAATAAAATCCTTACCGCTACCCTTGCCAAGTTGAAGGATTAGTTCGTTCTTTGTATATTTATTAAAATGACTTAGACCTTCTGCAGGCCCCATAATATCAATCAGATCTTCTTTACGATAGATCTGGCTCATAGCCTCAACAATTTCGTATTGAATATCAGATAAAAGTGGTTGACCAAGATAGTCAGGTGACTGGACAAATGTCTTTACATCAACTGGCGTTTCAACAAAGTGATTCTCCTTTAATACTTCAAGAAAATCATTGAACATCGTGGACAACAGTAATCACTTCTCCTTCTTTTGCAATAGCGGATAGGCGCTGCATGATGATATCTCTTACTTCTGGATGCTCTGAAGCAATGTCTCTTAAGATTCCAACAAGAACTTCTTGTTTTCTTTCAATCTCAATCATTTCCTCTGCAAGTTCTTTGTTTTCAAGAAGTCCTGCTTTTTGTAGCATATCAATTCTTCTTGACTCAATATCTAATACTAACTTAATACCAGCAGTTTTTGCTGTAAGGTTTGTTGATAGACTTGCCTCATCAATAACTTCGTATGCTTTTGTAATTAACTTTGTATAGTGTGTGTCTGCACCAACTAAGGCTTCCTTGGCACGAGCACGAATAGCATCATTAGCAGATGCCATAACCTTCCACTCGTTAATTAATGAAACAACACGAGTGCGTGGAATCTCTAACTCTTTAGAAATAACAGTTGGATCATTACCCTTTAGGTATTCAGTAACTACCTTGTTGACTTCATCAAGATGATTAATTAATTCTGACTCAGTTGACATATTTTCCCTCTAATCTATTTATTTCATCTTTGATATAGAAGATTGCCTTTTCTAAATCTTGAATTGTTTTTGCCTCATCCTTAAGTCCTGCTCTCCAAAGGTATTTAAAAGCATTACCAATATTAAAATTACGATGACGAGTAATCTGTATACACTCAACTCCAGAAGGGTCTGAAGTGTAATGTAGTGGGTGATTTACTTGATCAACTGTAATGTGAAGGTTGTCGCTCATTTGGTTATCTCTTCATTTAATCTTTTAAAACAATTTAAACATGTTGTATATGTTCTGCCAGTAAATGGGCAAGACGATATTGAGGACTCTGTATGCTTACAAAATAGTCTTTGTGTAAGTGCCTTTGCAACATCTACAAAATGCTTAATAATTCTCATCTTCATCTTCCTCTAGGTTCCAGTCAAATGCTTCTGGAATATTTTTTAATGTAACAATTGTATACGTTAGTCCTGCTGCAGCAGCCAATGACAACATAAATATAATACTTTTTATCTTCTTCATCTTTTAGATTTCCTTAATCCAAATTTAGCAAGGTATACGTAGATAGTCTCAACACTGGCTCCGCACTCCTTTGCAATCTCTTCTGGAGTCTTTTTATCCATAAGATAACGCTTACGCATATAGACTTCTGATGTATATAGTTTAGCAGGCATGGCGTTATTTGTCAACCTCTGTGTCAATAACCTCATAGTCGTAGGAATTTGAGTCTTCAAGCATCCACTTGTCATAACTTTCAACGTCCCATTTATTTGTATTAATGAGTCTTTGTATAACTAGATCTTTTTTAGTTACAAATGATGGCTCTTTTAGCCTTACCCGATTATTAGGCTGGATAGCAAAGTTTCCATCATCCCTTTGAATTACATGACCACATTTATGTTGCCCTGGATTTTCAGAGTATCCGTCATCTAGTATATTTGTTTCTGGGTTATGCCAGTCAAGGGTAAATAGATAAGTTCCAGGAATACTTGTTTTTGTTCTATCAATGTATGACATTCTCATATTACTTAGGTTTTCAAACTTTGTAACAGAAACGTATGGACTAAAAGAATTCCACAAAACAAGATTATGTATTGGCTCTTCTGGAACTCCTGGCTTAGTACAAAAAGCATTAATTGGCATTCTCCACCAGATTCCGCCATCTTCCATTAGAAAATGAAACAGGGGACTTCTACTTTTAATACTTGAAACACCAAAGATAACGCATGGAAAATATTTATCATGACTATCTTCTTGATCTCTTAAAAAGTTACCACGAACATAGCATTCAATTGGTGGTATGTTTGCATTTAACTCAGGCATTATTTAGTTTCTCCTATTGCTTTATCCCAATTTTTTACAGCCCAATGACCAATGCCACAAGCATCTGCAACATCATTATCTGTAATTGTTCTATCATAATTAATGTTAATAAAGTTAATGGTTCTTTCTTTACGAAGCATTCTTTCATAAGCCTTATACCAAGAAACAGACTTTCCAGGGTTCTGTGCACGAATAACTAGTTGTTCTTCTTTAGAAATCTTTTTATTTCCAATATAGTTTTGCCAAGTTATTGGAGAAACCTTTCCAATTACTTTAGTTCCAGATTGTCCTGCTGACCCAAGAATAGCCCCTTGTACCAATGCAAGATCTGCAGCGGTCTTAGGACTATTCATGAATACAGTATGCTCAATAACTATCGCTTCAAACCCACCATATATATCAAAAAAGGCTTTTACTTTTTTACCAGCATCCATAACCTTTTCATAAGTATTATTTCCATCAAAATGAATCTTTCCAATACTATTAAGGTCATTATCAACAAACAAAGCAAAAGCAAGACTATTAGTACTAGCATCAATAGCACAAATAGTTTTTGGCTGTGCCTCTGCTCCCCACTTAGTCTTGCTCATAATCTATAAACCCCTTTAACTCTTTTAACATTTTATTAACTGCTTTTTCACTAACATTACAGTTTGAGCAAAAACCAGAGTCGTTATATATAGAAAGTTCCTGGTTACATCCACCAAGACATAGCCTCTTTTTACCCTTACGCTTTTGCCTTTTACTGTAGTTATATCTTTCTACAATCTTTTCTCTTGTTGCAACATCTCTGCAGTTTTTGCTGCAGTAAATCTGATAAGTAACTTTAGGCGTAAACCCAGTATCACAAACCTTACATAGTTTCACTCAGTTGCTCC